TGTAACATCAAGTGTACCTCCTACTGTTACATTGCTCTTCAAAGCTGCAGCACCTACTACTGTTACAGTAGATGCAAACGTAGCTGCTCCTGTATAGTTACCTGTACCACCTACTGATACATTTCCACTTGCTGCTAAGTTACCACTTACAGACACACCATCATTAAATACAGCACTTCCTACAAAATTAGATGTACCACTAACAGATAAACTTGTACCTACATGTACAAATCCAGATACAGATATATTAGGTGCTGTTCCTATTGAAGCTTTAACACCTGTAAGATTTGAGCCATCACCATAATAAGCAGAAGCACATACTGCTGCATTTTCTAATTTAACAGTTGCTCCTGTAACAGTAAGTGTACCCCCTACAGATACATTACCTGCAGCAGCTAAGTTACTAACAGATACATCACCTGATATTTGAGGTCCACTAATATTAGTTATATTAGAACCATCACCATAGTAAGCAGATGCACAGACCTTTGCATTGGCAGCTTGTACGTTGGCTCCTACTATTGTTACTGTACCTCCTACAACAAGACCACCACTGACTGATACATTATTATCAAATGTGGCTGCACCTGTTGCCATCAATGTTCCACCAATAGAAGCATTACCAGCTACATCCAAGGCACCTGATACAGATACATCATCTTCAAATTCTGCTTTACCAGTAAACGTAGATGCACCAAGAGCTTTAAATGTACCACTTACTGATACATTATTATCAAATGTAGCAGCACCTTCTACTGTAACTGTAGATTTAAATGTAGCTGCACCAACAGCCGTTACAGTGCTTTGAAGTTGTGTTGCTCCTGATACTGTTACCGTAGAACCAAACTGTGCAGCACCACCAACTGATACAGCAGCCTGTAGATGAGTAGCTCCTACAATAGTTGTAGTACCACTTACATATAGATTACCACCTACTGTTGCATTACTAACTGATATATTACCTGCAATCGTAGCAGTAACACCTGTAATGTTAGAACCATCTCCATAGAATGCAGATGCACAAACTTTATCATCGACATGAAGATTACCATCAAGAGATACGTTGCCTGTTACAGCAAGAGTCCCTGTAAATTTGGCTGCACCAGTAGCAAGTTGAAAAGAACTATCAGTTCCATCTCCAGTTTCAATAGTTTGAAGACCAGCACTAACGCCAGTATTAGCAGTTACACCAACTTTTAGTAGTTGTTTATAACTATTTGATATTAATTTTCCTGTTAATTCTGTCATATTGTATTCCACCAGTTGTCAGTGTCTTCCCATTTGGTTGTTGCTTGTTGCCATGTAAGACCTCTACCACCATCATCAGGTCTTGGGTCACGTATAGCAGGGTTATCTCGTACATCGGGTACTTTATTTTGTGGGTGATTTTCTAAGTCATACTGTCCTTCAAAACAATCTGGACATGTTATCATGTGATAACTATTTAAACGCATTACTCTATGTGGATATACAAACCCACATGTATCACACATTGCTAATGCATTTTTATTACTTGCCATTATACATACCTTAATTTTGGAACAACCTTCATAGTTGCTCTTTCCCTGTCCTCCTGCATAGCTCTTGCAAGTGTTTCTTCATAGTTTGTTTTTAACATTGTTATTCTACCAGCTTCCACACCAGGTCTTTTCATTGACATATGATATGCTAGACCACATGTAAGACAAGGTAAAAACCTTTTAGGTAAATCAGCATTCTGTCCTGCTGACTTATCTACGTCTTGTAGTTCACTAATAACTTCCATCTTTATAACATCAGTAGAATTTTCAGGTATAGGCCATAAAGAAAGAACAGGATTAGCTCTTCCTCTACGTATTGAATACTGAGAAGGTCTTCCTGTTTGTGTTTTATTTGGTATTAATAAATATTCTTCGGGAGATATGCGTTCTAATTGTAAGTCTGTATCATCTCTATTGAGTACAACTTCAAGAGCATCTACTGTAGAAGAAGCTAGGTCATAGGCTGTCGTGCTTGCAGCAACAGTCACAGAAGAAACAGAAGTACTCCAGAGAAGAACACCTCTATTTTGCCAATCCTTTAACATAAGATTTATAGAACGTCTAGCAGAAGCAGGTTCATGACCAAGGGTTTGTTCTCCCCCAATCATTTCCATTGCTTCCTGTATTACTTCATCTATGTCAAGATTAAAATTATATGTGCCTGATACTGCCATTATTTCCTATACCTTGCTGTTTTCTTAGCTATTCTTTTTGGCTGCTTCACGAACTGTTTCCCTGCAGCAGTCCCTTTTCTCTTTGCTCTGGTGGTCGCTGCATATTCCTTTGATGATAGTGCCTTGATTGCTTTCTTGGGAAGATATCGTTCTCCTGTCTTGCTGCTTGGTTTGCCTGACTTGGTTCCCCATTTTTGTTTACTCCATTTAGAAAGTTTGTTACTCTTTTTCTTTTTACCTGAGTAAGTACCACCTGCATCTTTGTAATACTTAGTTGCTAATTGCATCGCCCTTGCTGAGTGTTTACCACCCATCTTACGCTTTGCTCTAGCTTTAGCAGCAGCCCATTTCTTTGGGTCACGCTTCTTGGCAACACTCATTTCTTATGTACTTTTTGAACTTCAAAGCTTGCTTTCTTGGAAGCACCTTTATGTGCTTTATAACCAGTACTAGGATTTTTCATTAGTTTAAATCCTTTACCAGCCTTCATCCAATGAAAACCTTTAGGAGCATCTACAGCTTTTTTCATTAACATCTCCACCTTTTTCTAGCTTGTCTTAATCTACTGTTAGGATTCTTAGCAGCCTTGGGAAACTTCTTCATTTGCCCTGCAGACCTAGCACAATATGATTTACGTCT